CGCGCCTCATCGCGCTTGCCGTCGAACTTCTCCAGCTTGCGCTTGATGTACCACAGCAGGAGCGGGAACAGCAGCAGGTTCACCGCTCCCACCGCGAAGAGCGCTGGGGTAATCGCCTCCATTACGCGCCCTCCTCTGTCTCAGGCTCGGGTTCTGGCTCAGGTTCGGTGTTGACTGGCGTGATGATGAAGTTCTTGTCCGCGTCGCGCGTGATGACTGCCACAACGTTCAGCTCGCGGTCGAGCATGTGCCAGCCCTCAATCTTTCCGATGCTGAGCGACGTGGATGCACGCCCGCCGTCGTAGCGCACGAGGTCAAGCTCGCCGTCTCCCGTCACGTCGAATCGGTACACGACGCCGCGCTCCGACACCTGCCCAGTCTGCCAGACGGGATAAATGTCGGTGGGGTGCTCCAAATCGTAGACACGCGTCTCAAGATTGGCAATCTTCTCAACGATGTTGATTTGCAGAACATCCTTGGCTTTATCCGCCGCGAGCTGCAACAGCTCCGACCGCTGCTCGTCGGTGAGCTTGCCCTCAATCCAGAGCGCGTCGATGCGTCCCTCAAGCTGTGCGAGCACGTAGGTGCCCGACGCGATGTAGCTGCGAATGATTCCCTCGTAATCGACCATGCTTACTCCTAACCTGCGATGATTTCGCTTACTGCCGCCTCAAGCGCCGTGATTCTGTCCTCGTACTCCGAACGTGCACGCTCATACCATTGATGGGCAAGCGTCACCGCCGCCCCGCCCACGTAATACTTGACACCAAGGGCATCCAGCTCGGGGATGGTGATTACAGCGCCCTCGGGTATGTCGGTAGGCCAGTCCTCAACGTAGCCGCATTCCTCCGTTATGGGCGTGGCGAGGGGGTAGAGGACGGTGACGGGGTTCTGGGCGAGGAACGCCTTGTATTCGGCGGCGGTTATCGTTTGTCCTGTTGGGGCGATGACAATATTTCCGTTTGCGTTGTCGATTGAGAGGGCGATTACGTTGTGTTGTTGGACTGTGTGAATTGAAGCAAACGGATAATGACTGGATAGTGAAGGACTTGACGTGTAGCTATCAGACGGTCGCAAAACTGTTTGATTAATGACAAACGAAAAGGCGTCTATGCCATTCGGAGCTATATACCACGTCTCACTACCATCCAGTACAACCTCTTCCGTCCCCAGCTCCCACTCCACCTTGCCCGCGCCGTCGAGCGTCAGCACGTCCGCCGTGCCGTCAGGCAGCGACGCGACCCAGCCGCGCGAGGGCAGGGGAATGGGGGTTGTCGTGTGGTAGTAGGGTTCGTAGTCGTGCGCGACAGAGCCGAGTTCGAGCTGGGGTGGAGCTACGTACCTAGCGTGAGTAGGCACGAAGTAGTTGAGGATTACATAGGCCGCATCGGCACCAGTGTCGAACGGCCCGCTTTGGTTGTTGGCTCCGGTGAAGGTTATGCCGCGAAGATACTGCTTGTTAGCATCGTATATCGCGCCGCCGTACATGGTGCCGATGCCAAGACCATTGCTCATGTAGTAGGTCGTGTTCTCGGTGACGGGGATGTAGTCGCTATGCCGATAGCTCGCGTTGCCAGCTTCGGCGCCAGTGGTCGAGTTAACGACTTTGCCATCGACGCTTTTGCTCACGTCTAGCAGGTTCTTCCCTTGCACCTCCATGTCAACGTACCGCCCCGTCTTGCCCGTGACGGTGTGTCCGGTGACGGTCTGTATATCCACAGGCGAATCTGGCGTGGGCGTGCCGTCCTGCTCCGCGTGCCCCTTGGCCGTGAGCGACGCGATGGAGCCGCGCACCTCGCCCGTGGACTCGTGGGGCGCGGGGTCGATGCCGAGCGCACCGTCCGTGAGGGTCAGCCCATCGCCGAGCTTCGCGCCGCCGCGCACGTCGGAGGACATGAGGGGCACGGCAATCTCCGAGATGTCGCCCATCGCGTCGATTGCGTCCTCGGCGCGAGATGCTGCGTCGTTGGCCGCCGTCGCTGCGGAGTTCGCCGCGTTCGTCGCCGTGTTCGCGTTGTTCGCCGCTGAGGCGGCGCTTGCGGCGGCGGTCGTGGCGGCGTTCGCCGCGCTGGTAGCAGCCTGCTTTGCCGTGTCAGCGTCAGAGATGGCCTGCTGCGCGTCGGAGACGGCCTGCGATGCGGACGCAGCGGCCTGCTGTGCGTCGGAGACAGCCGTGCCGATGTCCTCCATGGCCTCTTCCGCCGCGTCTGCTGCGGCGCGTGCGGCCTGCGTTGCGGCCACGATGTCATCGCTGTAGGACTGCGCGGGATCTGCGCCGCTGCTCGCAGCTCTTAGCACCTTGACGTCGAAGCGAGACGTGCTGTAGACGTGCGTCGTGCCTTGGTAGATGGCGAAGTACGCCTGCGCCATGCCCGCGACGGATGCCGCGTGCTCCTCGTCCATCGCATAGGTGATGGTCGAGCTGGACACGGTACACGAGGCGTCCTCGAAGTATCCGCCACCCGAGCGCAGCATGAACTTGGCCGTCATGCCAGTGAGGTCGCACTGCGTGCCGTGGTCGAAGATGGTGGCGAGGATGGTCGTGCCCGCCTTGTCGCCCTGGCCGATGATGACGGGCGCGTTGTAGGCCGTACTCTTGCTCACGTCGAGGTTGATGTTCCATGTGTTCAAAACCTAGTCACTCCTTTCCTTCGCTACAGTGCCCAGCTCAAGCTGAACGCTATCGGGTATGACGTCGCCCAGCTTGCGCCGGACCGGTTGTAGAACGTGATTGCCCCACCCGTGGCCACCTGCACGTAGCCCTTGCCCGTCGCGGTCGCGTTGGTGCTCATCACCTGCGCCCACATGGTCACGGGCGGCTTGGGCGGGGCTGACGGTATCGTGAGGATCGCCACGCTCGATCCGCTTGCGAGTGCTGCTGCGAGCGTGATTCCCGTCACGATGAGCGTTGCCATCACGCCGTTGTAGTAGATGTAGGCGCTGCCGGCGCTAGACGAGATGTTTGTCTGTCTCGTGAGGGCGGTGGACGAACGGCTGCTCTGGCCCGTACCTCCAGCGGCGCGTGGGAAGACGCCGCTCGTTGCGCCGAGGGCATTGCGGAACGTCACTGGGTGGCTGACGTAGTATTCTCCAGTCGTGTTGGTCCTCGGGGCGATCAGGCCGAACTTGACGTCCGCGCCTTTGGTTGCGTCCTGCGGGTAGTTGCGGCTTCCGCGCACGGTGATGAGCAGCTGGGTCTTGTCGGTCGCCTCCTTGCTTATCTGGAAGTCCGCAAGGATGTGGTCTGACTTGTCAGTCATTCGCAAGCCGTTGCCGACGAGCTGCGAGCTGCTTGCGGCGGATACGCTGATCTCGTCTGACTTGACCACGACGCGGCCATTCGACACGTTCAACTGTCCGAGGATTGACGTCGGCCATCCGATTTTTAGGCCGTCGTCCGGCGCGGCGCACCCGATGCCAAGGGCCTCCCCACCCGCCTTGAAGTCGAGGAAGTACTCGGCTCCCGTGCAGATGGTCGCGCGGGAGGTCGTTCGCTGCGCTCCCGTGATGTTGTCGGCCTTGTCCTTGACGGAGACCATGATCACGTACGCGTTGTCAACGGATATGCCGCTGATGATGGCGGTCGCCGTGCCGCTCGTCACTCCCGATCCGCCCGCGCCGCTCGACCACGTGATCGACCTTGACGTTGACGTGCCATATACCGTGTAGGTGCCCGTCACGGTGCCGTAGTTGCTCGTCACCGTCTCGGATGTGGTGTCGACCTTCCACACGCAGGCCACCTTGCAATAGGTTCCCTCATCGTCCGCCGTGCCGCTCGAGTTGCAGCGGATGGCCGTGAGCGACGTGATGGTCGGGGCGACGCACGTCCTCTTCCACACCGCGTAGAGGATGGTCGAGGTGTTGCTGGTGTAGGTCGCGCCTGGCTGGTACGATGCCGTCGTGGACGCGGAGCTGCCGCCCCACCCGACGAAGGTGTAGCCCGCGCGCACGGGAACTTCCGTGCTGAGCGTGATGCTCCGGTTGTACACCTTCGTCTGGCTCGCCGGCGCGCCGCTGCCGCCGTTGGCGTTGTAGGTGATGGTCGACGCCCAGATCGCGTAGAGGTACAGCGCCGCATTGCCCGTGTAGGAGCTGCCGGGGTCGTACGTCGTGCCGCTGTCGGTGTTGCTCGTGTTCCAGTGATGGAAGAAGTAGCCCGAACGGGTAGGCTTGACGGAGCTGAGGTAGAGCGTCTCGTACGCCCATTTGGTTTGGTTCGCAGGCGCGCCCGTCCCACCGTTGGCGTTGTAGGTGACCGCCCACGATGACTTGGCGGAAATCGTGTAGGTGTCGCTGCTGGTCTTGCTGAGCGTCCGCTTGGTCGAGTACTCGCGGCCCTCGTAGTTGTCCAGTCGGTCGCTGAGCGTGACCTCGATGACCACGGGCTGCGTGTTGTGGGCCTTGGAGTAGACCTTGGTTTGCCCGCCCGAGGACACCACGTAGCTGCCGCTGTTGTAGGCAACCTTGCGACCACTTGTGCTGAATACCTTGGTGCCGCCAATCTTGAGCGTCACGCCGATGGTGTGGCCGTAGCCCGACGAGTGCCCGTAGCGCACCTCGACAATCTTGATGGTGCAAGTGTCGTTGGCGTCGTTGCTGTACGAGGCCGTGTACTGCACCGTGACGGTGCCGTGGTTTGTGCCGGAGTCGTTGAAGTCGACTCGTGCCGTAATGGGGCTCGCCATGCTACTCCACCCACTTCCACGTCAAGTTTCCGTTGGCTCTCGGGATGCACGCAAAAAAGCCGGTGCCGTTCGCGCGCGAGTTGAAGTGCAGCATGTCGGTTATCTGCACGATGGGCGCGAATACCTTCCACTCGTCGCCAGACTTGCCCATGTACATCACGTCCGTGCCGTCGGCGCGGAAGACCTGCCGCTCGCTGGTCATGATGTTGAGCACGGCAGAGTCCGTCGCGCCAAGCGTCAATCCCACGGTCGGGTCGTAGCGCAGCCAGTTGGTAGCCACCTTGCGGGCATCGTCCACGGCATTAGTCAGGTCGTCCACCGCCGTCGAGAGCTCTTCGGACACGGACACGATTTCGGCCTTGTTGGCCGCAGTCTCATCCAAGAGCTCACCTACGGTCGTGTTGCCGATACCCGAGTCCAGCCCGATCTGCACGATGCCGGAGTCCAAATCGACGTAGAAGCTACCGCTTGCGTTGCCGATGAATCCCGCCGTTATCTGCACGGCTGTGACGAGCTGTGCGGCGACATGACCCGCATCAATGACGCTCGTCCAGTCCCAATCGTTGACTCCAGCGAAATCTGGCTGCTTGGTGTTGGCGATTCGGAGCGAGCCGCCCTTGATTTGCGTGACTGAAGATGCCTCATCACCGATGAGCGGGTCTGCTACCTCCACGTCGTAGGTGATGAGTCCCTCGCCGGGGATGGCGTACGTCCAGCCACCAGTCGCGTTGATGGCTTGATTGAGCTGGTCGATGAGATTTTCCAGATAGGTGATGGTTCCGCCTCGCTCGATGCTCTCCACCCGCTGCGTCACGCTGCGCGTGGATTCACCCACGAGGTCAGTGATGGTGCGCGTCCATGACGGGCCGAGGTCGCCAATCGTCAGCTCCGTGTCGGTTGTGGGCGACAGCTCATCCACCACCATGCGCAGGATTCGTCCCTCGATTGCCAATGGCGTGTCTGGGTCGAACCCTCGGTCGATGCATTGCGTGTTGTCGCCAAGCTCCACGCCACCAACGTCCATGCCTGCTCGCGCGAGCTGCACCACGTTGGCGCTGTACTGCACCTTCGGTCGCGTGTGGTTGTGCAGATCGGCGAGTCCAGCGTTGTAAAGCAGTTCGGGGTCATCCTCGTCATAGTGGACTACCTTGGCGGGATAGTGGTAGGTGCCGTCCGGGTTCTTGACGCGGAAGAGTGCCGCCGACTCGTCATCTTGGATGTAGGTGACGCCACCCGTCTCCTCAGAGATGTCAACAGGCCAGTCGAACTCGGTCTTATCATCCTCGGCGTATTCGCGCTGCCCGCGACCGAGCGGGATGATGCGGCAGTAGTACGGGCCGGGGTCTGGACTACGGCTGATGTCCTTGAGGTCTTCGCCCCAGTCGAATCGGCGCGTGGCCGTCTCGCTGCCGAGATGCGCACGCAAATCGACGTAGCGAGCCGTGACGGACGTGCCGTCAACGACGATTCGGGCATCAACCTCTCCGTGCCAGCGTTGCACGACGAGCTTGAGCCTGTCCCATGCGCTCATGCCAATCATGGCGCAGCCTTGGCCAGCAGCGACGGCAGGCACGTCCGAGAGTCCCGCGCTCCATCTGGTCTGGCCGTCGAGTGCGGCTTGTAGGGCGACCATGCCCGTGCATTGCGAGCCCATGCCGGGTTCCGCGTGCTCGTCAGCGTAGACGCTCATGAGGTCGTATTGGAGCGACCACATGCAGGTGTAGGTGCCTATCGCGTGGTCGCCCTTCTGATGCGCTCGGTCTGGCTTGTAGATGACGTGTTCGCGCCATTTGCCCGTGCCGTCCTGCGTGAGGACGCGCGTACCCTCCGTGAGCACGCGCGTCGTTATGAGCGTCAGCTCGTGTTCGCCGTTGATTTCCTCGACGCGGACTCGCCCAAAGACGTCGCTCGGACTGAGTTCGCATGCGAAGGATGCGTCGCGGTCGAAAAGGATTACTCGGTTTGTAGCGTAGGCCATCACAACCACCTCTCAAACCATGAGACGGTGGCGGCACCAGTGCCTTGGTCCATCGTCAGCGTGTGTTGTCCAGGCGACATTTCGAGCCAATTTGAGTCCAGCGTAATCATGCTGGTCGCGTTGGCGACCTTGGCGGTGCGGTTTTCGGCGTCGATTTCGACGCGATGCGATGATGATGTCGAAAGCTCGACTCGCATGTAGTCGGCACCGTCCAGCCTGACGCCCCAAAGGTTCGTTGACGAATTGCGAACCGCCGACGCCGCCACGACTTTGCATCGCGCCGGAAGGCTCCCATCGACGTTGAGCGTCACACTCCCGCCAGACGGGAGAGTTGCCGTCTTTGCGACCAGGGCATAGGCTATCGGGTCGTGGCACGTGAATTGGATGCCGAACTCCACTGGATGCACGAGCGGCGCGGTCACGTCATCGGACAGCGACGCGGTTGCCATGCGATAGGTGTCAGGCCCGTCAGGCAGGGTGAGCCTGTGCTCGCCCGTCTTGGACAATGCGGACGCGAGGATGCGACGCACGGACGCCCAAGCGCTGATGTATTGCGGCTTGAGCGTCATGTGTGCGTTGATTGTGAGCGCCTCACGCGTCGAACCCAAGTAGATCTCACCGTCGCGCCCCGGCACCTGCTCCGTGTCAACACGAAGGCTCGGGCCGACTGGCCGCTCGATGCGTGCGTATGCGTATTGGGTCAGGTCGAAGCCGTCAAAGGTAAAGCTCATCTGACCTCCTTATGCGACCATGCTTGCGTCGAGCTGTCGTGCCGTCTCGTAGGCGAGCGCACGAGCCGTGGCGCGAATGTCTGTGCTGCCGTCAAGGCGCACGTCGTGCATGTCGATTGCGACGTGGATTTGCGACGGCCCGAACGTCTGCGTGCCGAACGCTCCTGCCTGCGCCGCACGTGCGTAGTCCGCTGCGTAGTTGAGGTTGGCGTCGAACCGCGTGGACAGCTGCGGGTCGTAGTTGTCGGCGACCAATGACGCGAGTCGTGCCGCCTGACGTGCGAGCGCAGGCTCCTTGGAGCGCATGCCGCCCGTTAGGTTGTCAACCAAATGGCTGCCCCACTCGTCATCGTCGGCAAGCGGGCCCATGTCGGGCGTGGAGTGGTGCAGGTAGCTCGCAACCGTGTCGGCGATGCTCCGCGCCGCGTCCGCCACCCAGCTGTATGCAGCGTTGAGACCGTCGGCAAAGTTAATGCCCGCGTTGTAGCCACTTGAGTGCGTCCAGTTTTGGACATCATCCAACGTGCTTGTCACGTCGTTGCGCACGCTGTCTGCGGCGGTCGTGACCTGAGACGATGCGTCACTCATGCCACTGGCGAATCCGTTTACCGCGTCCTCACCCTTGCCAGAGATGTCAATGGTCGCCTTGTCCTCAAGCACGTCGGCAAGCGTCTCTTTCGCCGCGCCCTCGACCTCGCCCCTCTTGCCGCTGATGGTGCCGGCGTAGCCACTGACAGTCTCATCACTCCTGCTCTTGAGGTCTCCGGGAAGAGACGACGTGGCCTCCATGAGGGAGTCGTAGATGGTCTGTTTGGCCGCGCTGTCAACTTCGCCTTTCCTGGAGTTGACGCCATCGGCGATGTTGACACTGAAATCAGTGCCGATGGTCTTGGCCTTGGACGGAAGTCCGCTGACCTCGGCCACCATGTCATCGTGGACGCCCTTGGCTGAACCCTTGATGACGCCGCGCTTGCTCTCGATGCCTTGGGAGAAGCTGTGGCCGGATTTGGCGGCAAGCTTCTCCATATCCTCGGGCAGCACGGCAAGCTCTCGCTTCAAACGAACCTTGAGGTCGGTCGCGTGGCCCTCGCCCTTCTGCTTGATTTCTTCGCTCTTGGTGTCTACGGTGGCGCTCGCCGCGCTGAGTGACGCTTCCAAGGCCGCAAGTTCGTCCTCTTGGGCACGCTTGAGTTCCGTCAGTCGGTCGGCATTGGCGTTTTTCAAATCCGTCAAAGCCTGCGTCTGGGCGTCTTTAAGGGTTTGTAGCTCGGTCTCGTTGTATTTGGATAGCGCTGCTAGCTCATTTTCGTTCTGAGCTTTTTTGCTGGCGATGATAGCTTCGTTCTGCTTCTCGATGGCTTCCAGCTCGGCAGTGTTTTGCTCTTCTCGGCTAGCCACTATAGCTTCGTTGTGAGCCTTGAGCGCATCCAGTTCGGCGGTCTGTCGTTCGGCCAGCTTGGTGAGTTTGGCCTCGTGTTGGGTGGCCATCTGCTCTTCCTCGGCGTCGTTGGCCTCGGATGCGGCGGTGAGCATGGCGTCGAGCTGTGCGCGATACTGCTCAAGCTGGGTTTCGTTGTGGGACTTGCGCAAATCCTCCTGCTCGGTTAGCTTGGCGTCCAATGCCTGATAGATGGCATCCTGTCGCTCTTCGAGCGCGGTGAGCTCTTCGTCCCGCTGGGATTCGTAGTCGGAGATTCTGGCGTCGCGCTCGGTGTCGAGCGCGTCCTGCTTGGCCTTTGTCTCTTCGGCGATTTGGTCTTTGCGCTCTTGGAGTCGTGCGATCTCCTCGTTGCGCTCCTCCTCGCGGGCCTCCTGAGCGAGCTGGGCGAGGTACTTGTTTAGCTCCTCCTCGGCCTCGGCACGCTTGCGGCGGCTCTTGGCTTGGTCAACGGCCTTCTGCAGCTCGGCCTTTTTCTCCTCTTGTGTGGCACGCTTGGCCGCGTCCTGCTCGGCCTTGTTCTCGTTCTCAAGCAGCTTTATCTTGGCGTCGATGTCGCCGCGACCGTCGTTCTGCTCCAGGTACTTCTTCCGAGTCTCGTACTCTTCTTTGATGGCAGCGATTCGTTCCTTCGTTTGAGCCTTGAAAGCCTTGGTCTCCTCGGCTGCGGCTGCCTTCTGCTGCTTGAGGGCACGGTCGTTCTCAGACTGAATGAGCTTAAGTTCCTTATCGAGCGTGGATTTCCGCTGCTTGTATTTCTTGTCGTTGGCGGATTTGATGGCGGCTTCCTCGGCGCTATGCTGCTTTTTGAGGTCGGAAAGCTGCTGGGCGTATGTAGCGCGTCTATCAGAAAGTTCCTTGGCTTGCGCGGCCTTCCGCTTTTCGACCTGCTTTGCCAACGCGTCGGACAGGGCGGAAAGCTCCTTGTCGAGCGCGGATTTTCTGGCGTCGTATTCGGCCTGTAGCGCCTCGGTGATGGCCGTCAGCTCTTGGTCGAGGGCGGATTTTCTGGCGTCGTATTCAGCCTGTAGCGCCTCTTTTAGGGCGTCATATTCGGCATCGTATGCGGCGCGCTGGGCCTCGTATTCCTGTTCCAACGCACGTTGTAGTGCCGTGTAGGCGTCCTCATGAGCACGCTTCATGGCGGTCGTCGCCGCCTCGGTCGCGGCTGCCATGTCGGTGGCGCTGTCGGCTACCTTGTCCTGTGCGTCGGCCTGAGACTCGAAGTCGATGGACGCGCCTCGGCTCTCTTCGCTCAGGTCGCTGAGCTTGCGTTCGTAGTTGCCCGCGCTGCCCGCCGCTTCGTCCATCTTGCCGGAGAAGTATTGCACGCGGTCGGCGAGCGCCTGCTGTGCGGCACCCAGCTCCTCGGACTTCTGCTTGAGCGCCTGTACCTTCGCGGGCATGTTCTCGAGGTCAAGAGCATGGCTGGAATAGTTTTCGTCACGCTTCTTCTCGGCTGCAGCCAAGTCTTTGGTGGTCTGCTCGAGCTCCTCCTGCGCCTTGGCCTGCTTCTTGATGGCTTCGGCGTAGAGGTCTGCGTAGGCGGTCATCTCGGCTTGCTTTTTGTAGGCTTCGGTGACCTCGTTGATCTTGCTCGGCAGGACGCTGAGCTTGCCGGCCTGCGCATCCAGCACGTCGATGTTGGTGCCCGCGATGCTATTGTAGCGGCTGACGGCATCCTTGAGCTTTTCCTGCTCGCCCTGCGTGAGGGTGGACTTGCTCGCAAGCTCCTCGATGGTCTTGCCGTACTCATCGAGTAGCGCACCGTTTGATGCCAGCTCGCCCATGGTGTCGCTGATGGTGTCGCCGAAACTCGCAATGTCGGACAGCGCATCGTTGAGACTCGCGCGGATGGAATCGGCGCTCGCGATGGTTGTCTCAGCCGCGTCGCTGATGTCCTCGAACGCCGAGACGGCTTCGCTCGATGCTTCCCTCAACCCGATCGTCGCGTCGTGTACCAGCTCGAGATGAGCGTGGTAGTCCGCAAACGACTGAATGAGCGAACCGGCGACCACGGCTGCGAGACCCACGAGTCCGGCTTGCAGTCCGCCAGTGATGCTCGCCGCAAGCCCGTCGCTCGCCAGCTCCAAGGACTCCATGACGGAGAAACCCTCGCCGAGCGCCGTCTTGAAGGTGACGAATCCCTCGGCGGCGTTGCCGAACGCTGAGATGACCGAGCCCGTGTCCTCGATGATGCGCCCCATGACGGACGAGACCGGGCCGATTGCCGCAGCGAGAAGTCCAGCGGTGACGATGAGCTTCTGCTGTCCCTCGTCCATGTCGGCGAATGCCTGTGCGCCGCTCTCGATGGCGTCGAAGAGCGGTTGCGCCGCATCCATGATGTCGAGTAGGGCGTCGGCAAGCGGCTTGCCGATCTGCTCCATGACAGCCGTGACGCGGTTCTGGAGCATCTGCATCTTGGCTGCAAGCGAGTCGTTTTTGTTGGCGACTTCCTCAGAGAGCGCCGTGTTTTCCTCCCACGCCTGGTTGGCAAGCGTGACGGTCTCGCGTACGAGGTCGGAGTTGCCAGCGAGTCGCTTGAGCGCATCGGTCTGACGGATGGACTTGACGCCCAAGTCTTCGAGGATGACGGACATGTTGCCGCCGGCTTCGGTGGCGTCCTGCATTCCTGCCAGCACCTCTTGCAGGGCATGGACGGGGTTGCTGCGCCACTCGTCGGCGAACTGCTTGGCGCTCATGCCAGCGGTCGCTGCCCAATCTGCCACTCGGTCTGAGTTGGTGGCGACGTCCTTGTCGATGTTGGACATGATGGTGGAGATGGCGGTGCCGCCAGCTTCCGCTTCCATGCCAACCGAGCTGAGCGCAGCGGACAGTCCAAGGATTTCGGACTGGCTCATGCCGACTTGCGAGCCAGCTGCCGCGATGCGCTGCGCCATGTCGGAAATCTTGGATTCGGTTGTAGCAGTGTTGTTGCCGAGCGCGACGATGGTTGATGCGTAGTTCTCGGTCTCATCGTGCGCCATGCCCGTGATGTTGGCGAACTGCGCCATGTCGGTCGTGGCCTTCTCGGCGTTCATGTCGGTGGCAATATCCAAACCGCTGCCGACACGACCAATCATCTCAAGCTCGTCTGCTGCGTAGCCGAGCTGAGCGCCCAATGCCTGTACTTCCAAGACCTGCTCGGCGGTTACCGCGTTGGTCTTGGAGTACTCGATTGCCGCATCCTTGAGCGCCTGGTATTGCTCCTCGGTGCCGTCCACGGTCTTGCGAACGTCGGTCAGCGCGGAGTCGATGGTGGTGGCAGCGTCTATAGTTGCGGCGCTGAATGCCACGATCGGCGCGGTGAGATGCATCGTCGCAGTGTCGCCGAACTCGCGCATCGAACCGCCCACGCTTTGCAGACTCTCGCCGAATTGAGTTATGCCAGCTGCAAAGCCACCAAAGTCTGAACCGCTGCTAAGAACTGCCTGTTTCGTGAGCTTTTCAAGCTGGTCTTGAAGCTCTTTTAGCTTCGTCTCGGCGCGAATGGATTGCGTTGTCAGGCGTTCGATTACCTCGGGGTCTTCCGCAGTCTCAAGCGCAGACTTGAGCGCCTTAACTCGCTCTTCGGTTGTCTCGATCTGCTTGTGGCAGACCTTGATGCGGTCAATGATGAGGTTGACGTTCTTGCCATCCCACTTGAGCGCGGCATCGAGTGCGCGGGCCGCGCCCTGCGACTGCCGCATCTCGGAATTCATCTTGGTCAGTACCGCCGAGAGCTTAGAATCGTCGCCCTTGTATTGGACGGTTACGCCCTTGTAGTAATCCTTCGTTGCCATGAGGGCGGTACCTCCTATCGTCCGTAAAGCCCGTCGATGATTGACGGGGTTGCTTCCATCGAGCCGCCGATGCGCTCCTTGGCGGGAATCGCCCACGCTGAGAGGATCGCGAGCGCCTTGTCGCACTCGAGCGGACTCATGTCCAGAGCTTCGTCGTATGGAATGCCCGAGCGCACAAGCGCAAGCACGTCCGCAAGTTCAGGCCATGCCTGCGACTCGACGGTTGGCGGTGCTGTGCTAGGCTTCTTCGGCTTCGTCGGGTTTGTCAGAACGTGCCTGTCCTCCGAAGTTCCGAAAGAATGCGCGTTCGAGCAGGTCAACGCACACCGCCTCGAAGAGTGCGCGGTCTTCCTCGACGTTCGAGGGCAGGTCGTCCCACCACAGCTCGAACTCGCTGTAGTTCTTGTCGGTCGAACCTGCGGCCACAGCCATGGCCCATGTCGCGGCCACGACCTGATGCGGAATCTCCGCCATGATGCCGATGTTTGCCTGAGAGGAAACCGCGATGTCGAACTTGAGCTGACCGGAATAGGTGTACTCGAAACGCTGCTTGCGCGTGACTGGCTCACCATCGTCTCCGATAGTCGGCTTGCCGTCAGCATCGAGCACGGGGACGGTGCTGGTGTAGTAGGAATTTGACTTACCGAGTGCCTCTACGTCGTGGCGGAACCTGTCCCCATAGATCCGCTCGGCACGCTTGGAGGCGACAAGCTCTAGCTCATCGCCCCCAAGAATCACGACTGCTCGGTTGTCGTGGACGTCGGCCATGCCTTAGCCGTTGCTCACTGCGCGGGAGCGGTCGGCACGGCGTCGAGGAAAGTCTCAAATCCGGCCTCGCCCTCGTGGCAGATGAACTCGTCGCCGTTGATGGTCCACGTCGCGGACTCAGGCGACTCGCTCACGTTTTCGCCCTTGGTCTGGAAGGCTGCGGCTGCGGGCTCGGAGCTGGTGATGCCAGTCTTCCAGATGCGTGTCTTGCGGAGCGTGCCCTGCACCTCCCAGCCAGCGGCAAACGTGCTGGCCTCGTCGGTCTTGCGCTTGACGATGGCACCGGTGGTCGCGTCCTTGGTGTGGCCCATGACCTTGGTCTGGTAATCGTCTGAGAACTCGGCGGCGGTGACGGTCATGGTGTCGTTTCCGGTCGCGCCGGGGACGGTGGCGGGCTTGCCATCGTCGCTGTAGAAGGTCGTGGAGTTGGTCGTTGCACGGCCAGACTCGTCAACGGTCTCGATGCCGTTCTCGATCCACGGGGTCTCGTAAGTGCCGTTGGCGCCGAGGCACGAGAGCTTCATCCCGCGCACGCCGTAGCGATAGTTGGGCATGTCGTTTGCAGTGATCGGCATGGTTGCCTACCTTTCGTAAACTTCGAATCGATACGTGGTGGTCACGAGGTCTTCGTCTCCTCGGTAGCCACCTCGCTTTTCCCAAGTGATGTCAGCTTCGCTCAATGCGTCCTCGATGCGCGCCTCAAGCGCGAGGTCGCGGTCGCAGGTGCAAAGGACGAATTCGTATTCGCAGAATGACCGCCACGTGCGGTCATCCGTGTGAATGTTGTTTGAGCTGTTGAGGTACGCCTCCGCAAACGGTGGCTTGCGCTTGTCGCGGAACCGCACGTGCGCGACGGGCACCCCGCTTGACACGAAGGCCGCTACCGCCTCGGCGAGTGTCGTTGCCATGGGCTACCTCACCCCCAATGCAGAGGTGATGACCTCGTTGCCGCGCTCAACCGCTTCATCCAAAAAACCAACGGGTTGTGCAGGGCCAACGAAGCCATACGATGGGCCACCCTTGCGGTTCTTGATGTCGTGGCCGTCCGTGAGCAGGTGCGTGAGCTGGTAGTGCTTGCGGTTGTGGACGATGGACTCGTAATGGCCGTCGCGCCCGCTGCTGTCCGTCGCCCAGTCGCGTGCGTACTCGCCGCCACCCTCGCTTCTCGGGGAGTTGGAGCGCAGATATGAGCGTGCCGTCTTGCCAGCCGTGAAGATGGCATCTTGCAGCTCGGCGTCAAGCTCTGCGTTTACTTCCTCAAGCGCCATGATGGTCACGCCTATGATGTCATGGGACTCGCCAGCCTTGATGGTGTAGTTGCTAGCCACGGTCTGACCCCCTCTCGCGTGCGGAAAGGTCAACCCATCGGCCATGCCCTTCGGCGTCCATGACGGTGTAGGTGATGCCGTTGCGCCTGAGCTGCTGCTCGCCTTGATAGTCGCTCGCACGAAGCCTGAGCTTGACGAGCGGCCCCAATGCGTCAACCGCGAAGCTGACGCGCTTGAGCGTGCCTGACAGCTTGCGCACATACACGGTCGTGGGCGTGGTCTCGGTCTCGTGCGGGATGCCAACGGCGTCGTACTCGTAATCCGTCTGTAGCAGGTCGCAGGTGCCGTCAACCACTATCTCGGACAGCCACAGCCAGCAGGTGCGGCCACGGTCCTCGACTCGCGTTATCTCGTACACCTTGCCGTCCAGCGACACGTCATCGTCGGCGGTCAGCGCGAACGCATGCCGTACCTCGACCTTTGCCGTGACCTCGGAGCCCGTGGCGTCTGCCAGCTCCACGTCACGCGACGAGATGCACATGCGGCGGAAGGCGAGCGGGAAGAGCGTGGACACGAGCGCGGCGTCCGAGTAGTCGACACCGCGTTGCTCGCGTGCGATTGAGTCGGTGCCGACGTAGAGCACGCCGTCCGTGGGCGCGAATACCTCACGCTTGCGGGCCAGCATAGGCACCACCAAGATTCAGCAACCAGACGCTCTGGATTTCGGAGTGGTAGTTGACCTCGAAATCGTCCCAGGCGTCTGAGAACTCGTAGAGGCAGCCATTGAGAAACAGCCCCCATGCGCCGCCATCTGACTCGGTGAACTCGTGGTCTGACGGGTAGCCGAGAAGCGACGCAAGGCGCGGCGAGACGATGCCCACCACGTCTTGCAGTCGCGCTTCCGTCGTTTCGTCAGCCCACGTCACGTTGAGCTTGCGGCGTATGGCGGCCATGACAACGGGTTGGACGTTTGCCATGGTCGCGCTCGCTTAGGGCTCGGCCGGGGTGTCGCTGTCAGTGTCGCTATCAGTCGTGGCAGCAGCGGCGTCAATCGTCTTGACGGTGATGTATGCCGGGTCAAGGCCAGAGATGTCGAGCAGCAACGCGGAGGTGTTGTCGTACGCCTTGCCGAATGCGTAGGTGACGAGCTTGGCCGCACGCTGGTCCTCCAAGAACTTGACCTCATCGGAGTACTCGATGCCACGAGTGCCGGCAACCAACAGATCGTACTCGTCGGGCAGGATGAGCAGCGCTTCGCCCTCGGCGATTACCTCGGAGGTAACGACGCGGGTCGGCACCGGGAACAGGTCGTTGACGTAGCGGCCATCGGCGTTGAGCAGCGTGGTCGCGGGCATGACCTTGGTCAGGTAGTCAACGAGGTTGCACACGAGCGTGAGCCCTGCGACGGACTGTTTGACGTGACCCCGCTCGTCCTTGGCGAGCTGTGCCACAAGCGGGCCGTACTCCCTGGGCGCGAAGCCAGTGACCTCGATTGCCTCCTTGCGCGGGTAGCCATCGGTGGTGGAGACGGTGACGCCATCGTGGATGTCACGATCAAGACCGATGGGCTCGCCGCCAATGCCCTTGCCGGAGCAGATGCCAGCCTCCATGCCGCATGCCATGGCCTCGGCGAGGACGGTGCGAATGTAGCCGTCGAGGAAGGTCGGGCCAAGTGCGAGCGTGTCACGATGGATGAGCATGTAGCAGCTCAGCTTGCCCTGACGGACGCTCACGACCTCGAACGCCGACTTGATCTCCTTGGTGATGTCGGTCTCGATCTCACCCCACTTGGCGAGCTGACGCGTGTGCTTGTTGCGCAGCCACGTGGTGATGTAGCCGACGTTCTTGGGGCGGATGACCTCGAGCAGGCCGTGGCGCTCGGTGATGTTCTTCAGAATCTCGTTGAAGATGGTCTCGGGGAGCATCTTCTCGGGGACGGTGTTGTCATCGTTGCCCGTGATGTTGGCGAACGCCTGCTTGGGGTTGGAGGAGTTGAGTGCGTTGATGATGGTCTGGTAGTACTCGGTCTCCTCGGTGGTGAGCTGACGGAAGCCGCGCTGCGCGAGGATGGCACGGTCGTTGGACGCGATGGCCTCCTCGTAGTCCTGACGTACGGACTCATAGATGGCGGTTTGCAGATCGATGAAGCCCTGCTCCACGGCGGCGCTGTCGTTGCCCGCGAAAGCCTGGGCGAGGTTGGACGCTGCCTTGCGGGCAGTGCCGTTGAGGTTGATAGGCATAGTTGCCCTCCTAACTATTCGCTTGTGCTATTGCTTGTTTGAGAGTCCAGCGAAGAGCTGGGACAGACGTGACGATTCGAAGAACTGCTTGGTTTCGTCCTCATCCTCGTCATCGTCATCGTCGGTGTCAGGCTCGTCGCCCGTGTCGGGCTCGTCCTCTTCGTCCTCACCCTTGTCTTTCTGGATGATTCGCTCGATGCGCTCGACAAAACGTTGCATCTGCTCTTCGGTGACGAACTGGGTGTTTGGCAGCTCTGTCAGTCGCTGCATGATGAGCTCACGAGCGCTCTGGCTTGGCGCGTCGGAGTCCTCGGGCTTGTCAATATCGGTTGCAAGCCCCCACTCAAGCGCTTGCTCAGGTGTGACCCAAGTCTCGGCATCCATGATTTCGTCAAGCTTCTCACGGGTGAGCGATTCGGTTGCATGGCTGAGGTAGGCGGTCTTGGACAGCTCGGTGATCACGTCGAGGTCGTCAGCAGCCTTGCGGTGGTCGTTTGCGTCGCCGGTCATGATCATTGATGCGTTGTGCAGCATCAAAAGCGACGAGTCGCGCATGACTCGCTCATCACCAGCCATGAAGATCACGGATGCGATGGAGCACGCGAAGCCCTCGCAGATGGTAGTCACCTTCGCCGAATGCGAACGCAGCGCGTTGTAGATGGCAACGCCTTCGGCCACCTCGCCGCCATACGAGTTGATGTGGACGAAAATCTCACTGACAGTTGACGGCAGATTTGCCAATGCCTTTGACACGTCCATGGCGGACGAGTCTTGGTCATCCCATGGCCATGAGGTGATGTCACCCATGATGGAGAGATTGGCGCTCGTCTCGTCATTGCTCGTCAGGAGCTGCATCGGGACTGTCGGAATCGTCATTGTTTTCACCTCCCCCGGCGCGCTCGTGGTTTTTCGTCATCTGGTATTCGTCCATTCCGGGCTTGTCTACACGGTCTTGCCCGGTGAACTCGCGAATCTCGTTGGGCGTGTCAATCATTGCGCCCACCAGCTTCTCGGCCTTGTCAGCCACGGCAAACAAATCGACGTGGCGGATGTGCGTGGTGTCAACGCGGACGTAGGAGCCGTGACGCCACTGCATTGCGGTGAGCGACTTGGCTGCTATCTCGTCCTCGATGGACTTTGCAATCGGGTCGATGAAAAATGCCAGCATCGCTTCGAAGACCGTCTCGAAGTTGTTGACGTTTCCCTCCAGGAACGACACGGGGATGCGCAGGCAGTTCGCAACCGTCTTGAACGCCTCGGTGCGAATCTGAACCACGTCGAGCTCGGACTCGCCGCCGTTGTAGTCGGACGGGGCACGACTGAGACGCATGCCCTGGTAGAGCGGAATCGCGGCGTCGTTGCCCTTGATGAACGGCCCAACGGAGTCCTTGAGGTACTGCGCGATGGCATCCTGCTCGGTCTGCGTGCCCGTTATCTTGGAGTCCATCTCGAGCAGCCAGCGATTGGCGTTCTTGTCGCCGAATGCTTCGGCGGCGCTTCGTGCCATCTCCTCGTAGGCGTTGCTCATCGAGTTCATGAGCGAGCGCCATTGGCTCGTCTCGGGCATGCGAAAAACGAATACGTCATTGGCGCTGATTGGGCCACGTATCGCATCAAACACGCCGTTGATGGCGATGTTCTCGAGCGTCGCAGGTCGCCACCAGTCCCTAGTGGCGCGTTCCCTGGCTTCCCTCAGCGTCCACGTGTCGGCAATCCAGAGCGCGTCGTGGGCGGGCACGACCATGGCGCACTTCTGGCGGGAGAACATCATCTTGTCGATGAGTCGCGTGAAGAACCATGCGCGTGACTCGTTGGGATTCGGCTGGACGTTCCATAGCCATTCCTCGAAGTCGCGTTCCGTGCGACCGGAGCCACGGATGCGGATCGGACTCTTGAGCAACCCCGCGATGGCGTATCCGGCAGCGGCGTGCATGGCCACGGTCATCCACTGGTAGCGCATGGTCGTGGATGCCGCTCGCTCGATGGCTTCCGGCATCGTGATGCGCTCGGGGGAGTCGGTGTCTGCGCCCAGGATCACGTTGCCGAGGAAGTCAATCACGGTAGCCACATGTGGTCACCTCCTTGGCAATCGTTTTGTTTTGCTAGTGATAGAACACCGGAGCGGCGAAGATCAGCTCCACGCGCTCTGGCAGATACTCTCGCGCAGCGAACGCGGCCACGAACGCCATGAACACGTCCGTCTTCCTGCTGTGCGGTGCGATTTTTCCGTATTTGAAGTTGTTGTTGGGCGCGGGCTCGACCTTGACGTTGTTGGCGCACCAGCGCATCAGCGGCGACTCGCCCCACCTGACCTGGTGGTTGGCGAGTACGGAGTCGATGACCGGGTACACGCGCATGTGATCGGACGGCCTGACGATATAGACCTGCTTCTTGGTCTCCTTGGTGTCCTTTACGCTCGAATCGAGGTCAAGCACCTCCAAGAGCTTCGGCTTGACGAGTCCCAAACGGTATTCGTCAAGCGCCGCTATCACGATGGTTGCCCCAAGCTCGGCAGCGACGTCACGCGCCCAGATGCAAGGCAGCTCGGGCGACACGTCCACGTCATCTACGATGGTGAGCAGACCCATCGACGCCCACTCATCGAGCGGCGCCTTTACCTCGCCAGCGTCTGCGGAGTGCGTGCACCACCAGCCGTGGTGCAGCGCCACCCACTCGCCGTCCACGTCGAAGAGCAGGCATGCGCCAACCATGTCGGTTGTCCTCGCGTAGTCGAGCCCGAACACGCAGGGTCGGCCACGCAGCGACTCGTAGTCGATTTCGCCCGATGCGAGCATGAGGTTTTCGCGTGACGTGAGCGCTATGTCCTGCCGTGCGGTCGGGCAGTTGAAACGCTTGGTCGGAACCTCCGTGTGCTTCTGCGGATGCTCCACCCAAGCGCGGTAGTCCTTGCGGTAGCGCTGCATGAGGTTCGGTCGCTCGAGGATGGCGGGGTTGGCCTTCGGCCACATCGACTCGTCGTGGATCTCGTCCGGATCGTCAAGGCGAAACATCATAGGCAGCATGCCATCGTCGGGCATCTCGTTGCGAAGAACCTTCTCGCCCTTCTCCTTCTCCTCGTCAAGCGGCCCTTCCCTCACGTCGCCGTCCGTCGTGATCTTGAAGATTCGGGCGTCGTCCTTCTTCCCGAGTCCGCCGATGAGCACGGCGATGAGCGCGTTGCTCTCGTAGGCATGTATCTCGTCCAGGAACAGAGCACCCGGACGGCCACCATCCTTGCTTCCCGCGTTCGCCGTGAGGAACTTGAAAATGGATGACGTGGCCTTGTTCTTGATCTCTTGCTTGTTCCAGTCGAAGCCATTCTTGAACTTCTCGGGTGAGCGCTCGAACAGGTTGCGCAACTCATTGAAGCTGGTCTTCGCCTGTTCCTCCGTCGTGGCGGCCACGTTGATGTCGTATTCGAGGATTCCATTCGCCTTCGACATGAGGCAGAACGCCACGAACGTGATGAAGCCGTTCTTGCCATACCCGCGCCCGACGTAGAGGAACAGCGTGTCGAACCTCGGCACGCCCATCTCGGAGTACAGGCACAGCATGAGCGCCAGCATGAACTTCTCGGAAGCGTTGAGGTCGAACGGAAACAGCCGCTGGTAGCCGAGGTACTTGTCCAGCCGCTCGCGGTTGAGCCACAGCCGTTCGGTCGCGAAGATTCGGCGCACCATCCTGCACACCAGACGTTGCTCCTCGCACGCGACGATTTGTCCGTCCTCCACGACGTGCAGCCACTCGGCAACCTCGGGGATGGATTCGGGGTCGAGGATTTCGTAGCGTCTCGCCAATCCCCATCACCTCGCATCCGTCAGAAGTCGGTGCTCTCCTCCGCCTCCCTGACCTCCTTGGCCACCTTGCGCCTGCGCTCGACCGGGCCGAGTATGTCCAGGTACTCGCGCGTCACGTAGTCGAGCGCCTTGGAGTTCGGCTTCTCGTCCATGGCGGCGCGCATGAGCGCCTTCTTCAGACGCGCCTTGCCGACGAGCGTGTACTTCTCGACCGTCTTGGCAAACGTCATGTTCGGCCCGAACGCCTGACGGCACAGCCAGTTGAGGTCTTCCTTCCGGCAGTCCATGCACGCGCAGATGGTGTCGGCGTCGTTGCAAAACGACGTGAGCAGCTCCCTGACCTCAGCCGCCTGCGCGTCGCTCCATGGTTCGGGCCGTGTGCGTGCCATCTCTACCCCATTCTTTAGTGTTATTCCATGATAAGTTAGGCATAAGAAACAAAACCATCGCCTTTTGGGCAAATTCCGTGGAGCCCACGTCGGTCCCGTACAACTGTTCTATATTTGGGGTTTGGGGGGAGGGGGGTGTTCGAACAGCGACCGTCCTGTGTTCGAACGTTCGCAGCTTCATACGCCACCGCAGCCACACGCCGAGCGATGCCCGACGATCACCACCACTCATCGGTGAGCGGATTGACTGTCTCCGTTCTGACGCGAGAGCCACAACGACCATGACGTGCATCATGTGCGTCGTGCGATAGCGGGAAGAGGTTGCGCCGAATCGTGCCGTCATCGTCCAACCACCATTCGCTCAGCGCCCATCCTGGGTACTTGTCAACGTACCTGTCATGATGCACGCATGTCGCTGGTACGTACCGCGCAGGACTGGCCCGCAGCTCGTCGTAGCTTTCGAAATGGAATTCGGCCAGCACCTTGCCACGCAGCCTGCGCCACGCAGCGGACTTGTAGAACCGCCTGTGGTTGCCGTACCTCTCCCTCATCGCAATGAGGTCACGGTGCAGCTCCCAATCGTACTCAGGCAGACTCATCGCCGATGGACTTGGCTTTGAGAATCAGGACGAGACACATCGATGCGAGCACAAGACACTCCACGCATGCGACCACGCAACCTGCCCCTGCCCCGTACGTCATGCCCGCTGCCAACGCAGCCAACCCCGCCGCCACCACGACGAACGCGGCGAGCATGCAGGCGAGCACCCCAATGAGCTGTGCCATGTCCCTCACCCCACATCGGCATGAAAAAAGCCCCGCGTCTCCGCAGGGCTCGTATTTACATAAAGCAGCACATTAGCATTCTAGCACTTTTCGTATTTCAAATATAGACGAATTGTGCATTTGTCCTATCTTGCATAGCTTGTGCCGCCCATGCTAGCTAGCCAGCCAGCTTGCAGTGCGCCTCCAACCATGCGTACGACTCGACCCTCAGCCGCCAGATGGTGGTCGGGCTGACGCGCAGCTCGTCGGCCACCTCGCTCCATGTCGGCATCCTGTCAACGTAGTACCACTCGATTGCGTCAGCGTGCCGAGCGCCGAGGTACGTCCTCATGCGCCCAATCGCCTTGAGGCATTCGCCCACGGTCTCCTCCGCCGCGTCAATCTTGGCCCGCGTGTCGGCAATGAGCGTGTCGAGCTCGCCCATCCTGCGCTCCGCCTCCGCTGCCGTCGGGTCGGAGTGCGTCGGCTTGGAGCCGCCGCGCCTGCCCTTTGGCTTCCAGCTCGACACCTGCTCCTTGGCCTCCACGAGACCTGCCAGCTCCGTCTTGAGCGACTCGATGCGCCCCGACGCCTTGCGCACGCGTTCGAGCCATGCCCGCGCGTGCCGCCACTCCACCATCAGACTCTCGGCCATGTGACCTCCTCGAACTTGACGTAGACGCCCGCAGGCTCAGCCCACGCCTTGTAAAGATGCTCCTCCACGATGTGCGCGTCGCACGAGATGATGCCCGCCCTCTCGCACAGGTCGTTGAACGTCTTGACCCAGTTGTCCAGGTCGGGCGCGTCGCTTCTCGGCTCGCCCTGCTCGTGCTTGTCCCCGCACGGCCAGCTGATCTTGAGCGTCTGGCGCACGGGTGCCCTGAGCGGCAGTCCCCACGACGACTCCTTGAGCCGCAGCACGTACGGCCACATCATGTCCTCCGCCGCCCTCAGCCTGTCAGACTTGCGGATGCACGCGACCGTCCTGCCCTTGCGCTTGGTCGTGTACGCCTCCAAGTCGTTGTGCGTCACGGTCGGCGGCACGAACGGAAGGAACCCCGCGACCGACCTCTTCCTCCTAGGCATGGGCATCGAACTTCTTGACATCGTGGCGAATCGCACTGATCACGTCATGGATTCGTGCCGCCTTGTTGAGCGTTGCTTGCTGCATGACGTACGAAGGAAACTCGTTTGCTATGTCCTCGACGTCCTCGGCAATCGACTCAAGCTCTTTCAGATGCACGTTCATGCTTTCGACAAACGCCTCCTCGTTCATGAGACGTCACCTCTTTTCTTCTGCTTTTCGCTCTTTCACCTCACTACGCGGATGTACGCATGCGTGCACGTTAGCACGGGGGCACCCCTAGGCCCCCCGTGCAACGTCACGTCTGCGTACGTATACGTTCGTAGGACGTATATAAATACTGTCCAGTGAAATTCACCGGACTTGAAATCAAGTCAGGTGAACGCTTCTTCATAGGACTCAAATGTAAGTCCAATGAAGTGTATGGTCGTTTCATTCTTGATTCATCTTACTTTCGGATGAGACACCCTTGGCAGTTGCCCATCTTCGTTTTGACGGTGCCGATTCTGTAGTGTTCGGACAGCGCGCCTGATGGGCTGAACCACTTTTTGAAGGTCTCGAACGACGGCTCCTTTAGCCCGAAGGCACTCCAATTGACTAGCTCGTAGATTTCGCCAGCGTCCCTTGGGCAGTCCTTGTCGCGGTCCAGCTCGTCCGGATATCTGTCGTAGGCATCATCTATCGCCTGACACTTGAGTTCCCATTCGTCCGTTGCCTTGTCCTTGTTTGCTTCGCTCCCTTTGCTGCGCCCTTCGCTCCTCGGGTCCTCGCCGAGAATCTTGAGCTTGGAGAGCTCGCCTGACGTGTCGCGGTAGAACCTCGGATAGCGGAAGATGCAGTCGATTGGCTTGCGGTAGCCGAACGAGCGACACTTGACCTCGGCACGGAACAGCGGCGCATGGTCGTACCTCGCCCAGATGTCCTCCGGCACGAAGAGCGGCGAGAAGTCGATGACCGTATCAGCGTCACGACCGTAGACGCCAGAACCGCTCATGCGGTCTATCGCCTTGCGTCCGCCCGTCGCTCCCTTGGGATGGTGGTGCGCGTAGATGATCGCGCTGCCGCAGCTCTGCGCGATGAGGTCAAGCGTGTTCGTGAACCGAGCGACCGACTTGGCATCGTTGTCATCCCCGCCGTTGACCTTGTAGATCGGGTCGATGATGATGGCCGCGAACGTGCCCTTCGGCCCGTACCTCAGCACGCGCCGCACGATTGTGGGCGCGATCTCCCACAACATGTCGGCGCGGCCCTTCATGGGCATGTGCACGAAGTTCTGGTTGAGCTTTGCTAATGTCTCCATATCGCCATGCTCTGGCCGCTCCGTCCAGATTTTGTTGAGCCTGTCGCGGAAGTCGCGCTCGTCCAGCTCGAGGTTGATGTAGTACACCTTGCCCTGCGCACATTGCATCCCCAGCCACTCCCCGCCGATGCAGATGGCTTCCGCGAGGTCGATGAGCGTTGTGGACTTGCCCATCTTGGAGTCGCCCACCAGAATCATCTTGGAGTACTTGCGCAGTATGCAGTCGTGCTCCGTCAGCCCAATGAGCATCGGGTTGAGTTCGACCGGGATGCCGATGCCGCCAACTATCTCGTCCGGCAGGTCGTCCTCGGACTCCTCCGCCCACTTGCGCCACGACTCCCAGCTGTCAGGGCCGATGTTGGTGGCAAGCAGCAGCTGCCGTCTTCCGTTCCTGGTCACTCCGGGCAGGCGTGACAGGCGTGCCGCGTTCTTGTTGCTTCTGTCCGTCACGAATCCGTGTCGGTCGCAGTAGTCGTAGAGCCACTGCACGCGCTTGGCGTACTCCCTGGCATCGTTTCCTGCATCGACCCTGACTATCGCATGGACGCTCTTGCCGCCGCTCGACACCACGGCCACGCACGGCAGGTTGAGTTCCCTTATTGCCGGCAATTGCTTGTCCAGCTCTAGCACGTCCGACTCAACCAGCGCGTAGCGGTACTCGACCACGTTGGAGTTGTTCCTGCCCTTGCCGTCGAGCGGGTTGAAGCACACCCACGCGCCCGCCTTCTCGTTCCAATCGCCGAGAACCTTGTCTAGGCTGTCGGTGTTCGCAAGCTCCTCGCGCAGCTGTCCCGCCGTCCGGTCGAAGTGCCCCTTGGTCGGCTTGAGGTCTCCGTCGCGCTCCCAGACCTCGGTGACGTAGCACACCAAGTCATCGTCCTCGAACAGCGCTCCAAGGTAGTCGCCGAGCATGCGGCACTGGTCCCAGTCGCCAACGTCTGCGTCCATGATTGTCTCCACGTCCGCTGCCGTCACGTCCGGCCCGCTCGTGGCGGTGCCCATGCCGTCCCAGTCGAGCGCCGAGCCCAAGCCCTGTGTCGGTTGACGCCAACCGCGCTGCTCCGCGAGGTGGATGATGGTGCCGCTGCTTACCCGGTCGCTCCCGTTGCCGAACGAGCGCCACTTCGCAGCGCACTCGCCCTCGTGGAACCGCGCGGGGTCATGCCTGCTCCAATCCTCCCAATCCTGCCACGAGTAGCCGCTCTCGTGCAGCGCCATGCCCATGTCAACCCACGTCTGGTAGTCGAGCGTCGCGGGGTCGATTGCCGCCAGCGCATCCAGCAGGTGCGGATGCTCCTCGCTCGTCATGGCTCGCTCCGGTTGCGGTAGTGCCCGCACACGTCAATCGGCTCGTCGTAGCGCTTGCCGCCCCTGCCGTGGTGGTCGAACATCACGAGCTTCGGCACGGGTATCGTCCCGCAGTACTTCGCAATGCAGAACACGGTGTTGTTCGGCGCGTCCGCGAGCTTGCGCCCGCATCCGTCGCACAGGAAGTAGTTACTCATTGAGTTTCTCCTTGAGTCTCTTGTATGCGGCGAGTGTGCCACGATGCACTAGCGCCAACGCCTCGACTGCTCTTTGGTAGTCAGCGAACTGCTCGTCTATCTCGTCTGCGATGGCGAGAAGCTTCTCGCCATTTGATGTCGGCTTGTCCTCCACTTGTGGCGGCATCGTCGTATAAAATGTGGTCGTTGTCTCATGGATGCGCACATACTCGCGCAGATCGTCAGTGATTCCAGTCTCATTTTCCAGTCTCATTGGACTGGAATCGTCGGACTGGTCGCCGCCAAGTAGATGGATAAGACGGTCGCGCACCGCCTTTGCCGCGTCCGCGCCATCCATCATCATCGCCCCGCCCAAGTTAAGCAGCTGATATAGGATTCGTATGTGGATTTCCCCCATGCCATCGGTGCTGTAGTTTGTCTCTGGCTCCCACGCCAGCAAGGCACATACGGCCTTGTGTCGCTCGTTTCCTAGTACGTCGTACTGTGTGAACGGATAGCCTACAACCTCTTGATAAACGTCACTATAATCCATGCGCCCGCAAGCACTATCACCGCTGTCTTCACGCAGTCCACGACCGCTTCCGGCCATCCCATCGTTTACCTCCTCCGACTCGTTCCTACTATGGCAACGATCAACGCCGCAAGCGCAATGACGTTGAGCATCTGACTTAGCTTCACACGCGCCTCCTATCAGCTCGGCGAGCACGTTGCGCAGATGAAGGCATGCGCCCTCGTCCCACGCTCCCACGTGCGGATGGATTGCGTAGGCTATCTGGCTCAGCATCGCGTGGCTGTCGCCGTGGAGATTCACGGCACCTAGTGCCTTGACCACACGCTCCCTGCGCAGTCCCAAGAGCTTTGTCTGCTCCTCGCGCCTGATTCGGCGCATGTATTCGATGCTAGGGTTAGTCATCGTGCACCTCCGCCAGTCCAGCGGGCTCCTCGAACGTGACTCGCTCGTGGTACTCGCCCTTCTTGCCCGTGTTGTAGTGCGAGACGGGGCGGTAGTAGCCCATCACGCGCGTCCACACCTCACACTCTTGCCGCTCGTCGTTGGGTATCTCCACGCCGTCGATGGTCGTGGTCTTGCTTTCGTCGCTCATCGCGTGCCCCTCCTGTAAGCTTCGATGTATCTGTTGAGTCTGTCGGTACAATCCATGCACAGCTCACGCTTTGCGCATCGCTGCTGCTCTTGCACCGTCCTCGTCTGGGCCCTGTGCGTGATCGTGACCAGGTACGGGTACTTCCCCTTGCCAAACGGTTCCCCGCACATGTCGCAGAAGTGGTAGGTCGCCATCACTCATCACCTTCGTATTCCTTACGCTTCCACTTCTTCCCGCGCTTGTAGTCGGCCACCATGCGCGAGATGTAGTTGCACGTCACGCGTCGTGTGTTCCTGCGGCAGTCCTCCATGCGGCGCTCATGTTCGCGGTCTATCTCGTCGGCCACCTCAAGCAGGGCCATTTCCTCGATGCGTCCTATGCTGCGTCCGATGCCATCGAACTCAACCATGTCTCGCGTCAGCTTCCGCAGCGGGTCTGCGACACTCTGTCGCCTGCGTGTCGCGACATTGTCGCTCATCGCGTCACCTCCACTCCCACCTCGCGCAGACAGTCAAGCAGGTCGTCGCAGAAGTCTCCGGAATCCCAATCGCCAGTGCCGCCGTTGAGCGGGCACCTGTCGCAATCGCCCGTGTCGTTTGCGCAGGTCAGCAAGCACGACACTATCTTCAGCAGCTTAGCGTTCTCGGTCCTCGCGTCCCGCATGTGGTCGATGATGTCCTGCTTGCTCACGGCCACGCGATGCCACTCATCACGCTCGGCCCTCAGCTTCGCGGTCTCGGCTTTGAGTTGGTCAACTTCGAGCTTTTGGTCAACCATGTCGCACATCTTGTTGCGCAGCTCCCAGATGACGTTGGCGGCGCTGCGCAGGTCGTTGATGCCGTAGTGCAATGCGTCCGTCAACCCATCGTATGTGACACGCCCCAAGCTGAGGCTGTCGATTGCGTCCTGCAACGCGTCAGCGCACTTGCGTAACTCGTAGCACTGCGCCGATAGCATGCTCACTCGTCCACCTCCTCGAACCTCGCGCCGCACCACGGACATGTGGCGAATGCACGACGCACCGACCTTCCGCATGAGTCGCACGTGCAGCGGCCCACGATGCCGTCAGCTGTAAAGGTGACCTTGTGGGCCACCTTGTCGGGCACGTAGGTCTTGCTCTCGTGCCCGCGCTTGACCGTGACGCTCTCGGGCCACGGTCGCATCTGCCCCACGTACAAGTCGGGTGACCAGCTCATTACCCCACCTCGATTCCCAGCTCTTTGTCCAAATCAGACAAATCGTCCAAGAGATTGCCTGTCATTTCACACGCCTCTTGTGCAAGCTTTCGAAGTTCTGCATTCTCTTCCTGCAACTTGGCGTTCTTGGCCTCAAGCTCCCGAATCTTTGACGTGAACCACCTTCCTGCTTTCTCGGCACCTCGTGCCCGTCTCAGCCATTCGGCAACCTGCTTGCTTTCGTTCGCCACCTCACCGAAGGCGCTCTTCGCAGCCCACTCGTAGTGAGCAATCGCCTCGTCAATCGTCATAGCGCCCCCTCTTGACGTTGCGCTCCTCACACCGCTCCATGGCCGCTTGCAGGTCGATACCGTAGCGATCCGCGAGGTTGATGCACGCCTGGATACAATCGGCTATCTCGTCGGCGAACATCTCTTTTTTGAATTCTCTTTCCCTTTCAAAGAGGAATTCACTGCACTCAAAAGGGGAAACAATACTGCGATGACACCGATCACACCATTTGAACGCACCAGAACACGCTGGCGGTAGCTTGTTAAAAGGCTCCGTTTCCTGCCACGCTGCCCTGACTTCGGATGCCTCTTCCAGCGGCTTGAGCGCCGCTTCCTTGTCGGTACCCATGCGAAACGTCCGCACTGCCAGCTTGATTTCGCTCATCTCATCCTCTCCCGAATCCTCTTGAGTTCCTGGCCGTCGCTGTCCTCGCCCTCCAGCCACGCCTGCAGCACCTTGTACTCGCCGCAGTTGGTGGACATGATCCAGCGCAGCCCGTCCGCCACATGTCGTGGCAGCGCCGACACTGCCACCCTCGCGGCCTCGTCGCACTTGTCGCCGAATCTGTTCGCCCGCTCTATCACGGCCTCCCTGTTTCGTTCGTTTCGCGCGCGGCTCGCTGCGTCCGTGCAATAGCGCGAGCAGTAGCGGTTGTCCCTGCGAGTCGGCATGAACTCCTTGCCGCACACCTCGCACCGCTTCGGCTTCTTCAGCCTCTCTTTCCGCTCTCGTACTCGTTGCCACTGTGCCTTGTTGCGGCACGTGACCGAGCAGTAGCGGCGCTGCTGTCGGTACGAGTTGACGTAAAATGACCTGCCGCACACGGGGCAGGTCATCTCTTGCCAGTCCTCCTCGACCTTGCTCATGTCAGAATCCCCGGGTTCCGCAGCACACGGGCGAGCATGCCCAGAACCTCGTCCATCTCGTCGTGCACCATCGATGCCGTGGGCACGCGGGCCAGCAGCTCAAGCGTGGAAGCCACAGCGTTCGTCGCCACCTCCAAGTCCTCGCGTCGCTGGTCGTGGCGCAATGGCTCCAAGTCCTCTACGTCCGTCATCGCCTGTCACCTGCCGCCACGAGACACTGCGCGTTCCAGCACCGCTCGCTCCCCGTCCACTGGCCGTCCCTGACCTGCGACCAGTAGCACTCCTTGCACGTCCGCCCGTTGCGCCTGTGCTCGTCCACGCATCCCTGCGGGTTGTCCTCTGTCCTCATCGCTCGCCTACCTTCTAATCGCCTTGCGCACTATCTCCAGTGCGGCATCGATTTCGTCATCGCTCACGTACTCCTCGGTGGGGAAGCGCGTCTCTGGCGGGCCGTCGAGCACCCAGAGGTGGCGCATGTTGTTGACGTTAACCAGGGCGGACTCCGCCGGGTAGCACTCCACGCACCATGTGTCCTCACCAAGGCACTCGTTCTTCACGCGCTGCAGCTCGTCCCACGTGATGCCGTCGCGCCAGTCGGTGCCCTGCCCCGGACGCTTCGAGCGGTCGCGTCTCGTCCTGTTCACCGTGAGCCTTCGCATGCCGTTGATGCGTTGCTCGTACAGCACCGCGAGGTAGTCGTTGCTCAGCCAAACGTTGATGGGCTTCGATTCGATGCCCGTCATGAACGGCCACTCGCTGCGCGGAACTTCTTTCATCGTGCGGCTAGTCGTTGCGTTCATCACTCACTCCTCTCCCGTCTGCTGCGCCACGTA